CCGAACCGGAAGCCGCCGCGTACGTCGACCTCGCCGACGGGTTGCGGTCCCCGAACCTGGACGGTGGGGGTCGAAGCATCGGCGCGCACGCCGACCCGACCCTCCAGGTCGCTTTGGCGAACGTCGCTTCCCCCGGCCGGCACACCCCTGTGGACCTGCTCGCCGAAGCCGCAGACCACCGCCGCCATGCGGTCCGAAGCCTCAGGGCCGCCCTGAGCGCCCCGAACACCTGTTCGGCCCCCGTGGTACCCGAAACGGGGTTGCGGGCGGGAGGCGCAACGTGACGGAGGTCTGCGAGTGCGGGAAACCGACCGACGACCACACGATCCGAGAGCTACGGGTCTGCCACCCCGCAGAGCGACTGAACCTGCCCTACGAGGAATGTGACATGAGCGGCAACCTCGCAGACCAGGGTCAGCTAGCTGGAGGACTCGTCGTCCGGGGTCTGGTCGTAGACCTGCCCGAATCGTTCGGCGGAACACTCTGCCTGCCCGCCCTCGGCTTCACGTTCTTCGGCCCGGACGGGCTGACCGAGGTCGCCAAAACGCTCCTTGTCCTCGACGACAACCGCATGAGAAACCTCCGCAACATCGTCGGGTCTGCCATCGACGGGGCCCTCAAGCACGCCAGGAGACGCAGATGACTCTGACCGATGACCCTAACGACCCTCGCCTAACCCACGGCGTCGACAGCACACCCGGACCTCAAGCCGACGTCTACCTCGTCCCACCTGCCGAGGAGGCCCCACGGTTCGTTCGACCGGTGCGCAGGACCTACGTCCACCAGAAGTGCGGGGCGGAGACGAGGATGGGTCTGAGGCTTGCTGAGGCTTACGCCCGCGACCCGCGTTTCTACGGTGCCACGTACTGCGTCAACTGTCGGATGCACCGACCGGTCGGGGCCGAAGGCGAGTTCGTTTGGAACGACGGCTCGAAGGTTGGAACGTGACCACGAAACCGAAGGAGAACACATGACGACGACGCCCCACCACTGCCACGTGCCGCTCTCAGTGAAGGTGCGAGGCCAGCACTGGCTGGCACTACTCAGGCGGCTAGCTCCGCTAGCCCGATTCCGGGCGCTGCGCCCCGTCGTCCTGCTCGCAATCCAAGCGGTAGCACCCCGAGTATGGGCCGACGTCTACGTCGACGGCTCGCGCGCTCGGGTCGGCAAGGTGAGAGTCAGCGTGACGCAGGACGACGATGGCGGGCTGGTTATCGGGACCGCACCACCCAAACCGAAGGAGAACCCATGAACTGCTGGCTGCTCGTCTACACGTCACGGCCGTCGAGCCGCGAGTACCCCAAATCCCGCCGCATCCCACGGCCCAGGCCGACCCCGGTGCGTGGCATGCCCGCCGGCACCTTCCCGATCCGGCCATGATGACCAACGAAGGCGAAGCGTGGGTGGAACGCCACCAGCGAGCGTGGATCGCCTCCGCCGCTTCCCGCTATGACGTCCAGACGGCGCTGATCGCCGAACTGGAAGCCTGCTCGTTCGACGACGAGGAAGGCGACAACCGTGACGACCTGCTCCGCTACGAAGGTGCCGCCACGGAGCGTGCCAAAATCGTCGTCTGGCTGATCGCCACCGGCTACCCCGGCCAGGCTGGCGCCATCGCCGAAGGATCGCACCACCAGTGACCACCACCCGTGAACACCTGGGCGACGCACTCACACACCTCGCCGAAGCCCTGTCCCTCACCCACCGCGTCCTCCCCCCCTCCACGACGATCAGCCGCCTGCAACCCCAAGGCGACCGGGGCTGCCTCGCCCACCGACGGGCAGGCACATTCGCCCCAACAGACCGCAGACACCGTGGCCTGTGCCGCTGGTGCTACGACTACCAGCGTGCCCACGGGCAGATGCCCACCGTCGACATCCTCGGGTTGCACGACGCCGGCTACCCGATCCCGGCCAAGGCAAAACCGAAACCGGTCAGGCCCAGACCGGACCGCAGACCGTCACGGCGACGCCGGTTGGAAGCACGCCTGGCCGACGTCGCACACAGGCTGGCCTCATGAGCCCGAACTACATGGGTGTCATGCGCTGTGACCTGCGGGATGTTACGCTCACGCTAGGTGGGTGGCAGTGTCGGCGGACACAAACCATGAGCGGCGCATGGTTCGGGCCGTAACGGACGCTTCCCCCCGACAGACCGCACCCGATGCCTGCCTCTAGCCCCTGCCCTGTCCCCGGATGTCCAGCGTTGAAGCCGTGCCCGACCCACAAGCCGAAGCCGTGGAGCGGCTCAACACGCCGAACGACGCTTCCCCCGGACTGGTCCCAGCGGCGCCGAACCATCCTCCGTCGTGATGGCGGACGGTGCACTAAGTGCGGGGCGCCGGCCACCGACGTTGACCACGTTGTCCGTGGAAACAATCATGACGAATCCAACCTCACGAGCCTCTGTCGTCTTTGTCACGGGGTAAAGTCTGCTTATGAAGGCAACCAAGCCAGACACCACAACCGGTAGAACGTGCAAGGTGTCTTCCGTCGCCTCTACGAGCAGGGGATGAGTCAGCCACAGGTCGCCGCCGGGCTCGGATGCAACAGCGCAACCGTATCCCGCATCCCTCCAAGCGCTCGGCGTACTCGCACATGGACGCCTGTGAACAGAGCGAAGACTCGGCCCCCCGCACGTTGGCCCGGTAGGGGGGAGGCCCCCGCCATCGGGGAGCGAGGACCGTGAGGGGGGGCTGATTTTGAGCCGTACGGAACCTGGGAGGTCCTGATGCCGCCGCTGCCGAAGGACGCCTCAACCCGGGTTCGTCGGAACAAGACCACGGCCACTGCACGGGGGCCCCGGACCCTCCATGCCGTCCCCGCTAGCGCCTCTTCCGCCTTCCATCGGCTACCGGAGGTACGTCTGTGGAGGGCGCAGACGGTGGCATGGTGGGCGGATCTTTGGGCCTCGCCGATGGCGCCGGAGTATGACACGAGCGACGTTCACGGCCTCGTGCTCCTGGCTGTCCTGGTCGACGACTTCTGGCGTGATGGGTCGCGCGAGCTGGCTGCGGAGATTCGCCTGCAACGGCAGTGCTACGGCCTGACGCCGATCGACCGCAGGCGGCTCCAGTGGGAGATCGACCGGGGCGAGGAGGCGGAGGAGAAGCGCCAGACCCGTCGGACGGCGCCGGCCAAGGCCCGGAAGGACCCCCGCTCCTCGCTCGGCGCTTGATGGCGACGCTGGTCGTTCCACCGCTCGACGAGTCACCTTGGCCGACGCTTGGTCCGCAGGTGTGCGATTTCGTGGAGGAGTACGGGCGCTATGGTCCGGGCGATCTGGAGGGCAAGCCGTACGAACTCACGGACGACTTCCGGGCGCAATTGTACCGGATGTACGAGGTACACCCGAAGGGCCACCGCCTCGCCGGGCGCCGACGGTTCAAGAGGGTCTGCTTGGAGGAACGGAAGGGCACGGCGAAGACAGAGCGGGCGATGCTGATCGCCCTCGCCGAGTCGCACCCTGACGCCCCGGTCCGCTGCGACGGGTGGCGGCGTGTCGGTTCTAGGTGGGACCCGGTGGGCCGCGGGATGCGATCGCCGTACATCCCGCTGGTGTCGTACACGGTCGAGCAGACCGAGGACCTCGGCTTCTCCGTGCTCCGGTCGATCATCGAGCACTCGGACCTCGTCGACGACTACGACCTGAGCCTCGAGCGCATCCTGGTCCTCGATGAGCGTCGCCGGGCGGCTGGGAAGATCGTCGCCCTCGCGGGCTCCCCGGGTGCCCGTGACGGTGCGAAGACCACGTGGCAGCACTTCGACGAGCCGCACCGCATGACGCTCCCACGAGCTGTGAAGGCGCACTCCACGATGCTGGAGAACACCTACAAGCGGGTGATGGCGGACGCCTGGACGCTGGAGACGACGACGCCCGGTGAGCCCGGCGAAGGTTCGGTGGCGGAGAACACCAGGGAGTATGCCGAACTGGTCCACGAGGGAAAGGTGGACGACCCCCGGCTGTTCTTCTTCTCCAGGTCGGCGCCGGCCGAGATGCCGATGGAGACGCCCGAGCAGGTGATGGAGGCTCTCGTCGAGGCTTCACCGAAGGGCGATTCGTGGTCGGCCGACCTTGACGCGCTCGTGGCCCGGTGGTTCGAGCCGAAGGTGGACCGCCAGTTCTACCGCCGGGTCTGGTTGGCGCAGTGGGTGCAGGGCGGCTCCCAGGCGTTCGACATGTCGGCGTGGGCCGAGGCTGCCCGCCCGGGCGGCACGCTAGAGAAGGGCGAGTTGGTGGTGGGTGGGTTCGATGGTGCGGTCCGGCGGGACACCACCGCGCTGGTGCTCACCTCGGTGATCACGGGTTTGCAGGTGGTCGCCGGTTCGTGGCGCCGCCCGGATCATGCCGCGGCCGATTGGGAGGTGCCCCGGCGGGAAGTCACAGCCACGCTGCTGGCGGCGGCGGAAGAGTACGACCTGTGGCGGCTCTACTGCGACCCGTTCAAGTGGGGTCCGTGGATCGACGAGTGGGCCGGGAACCTCGGGGAGAGCAAGGTCCAGACGAAGGACACGACGAAGGTGTTGCAGATCGCCTACGCCTGCCGTAACTACGCCTCGGCGATCAAGGGCCAGGAGTTGGGCCACGCCGATGACGCGGTGCTGACCGACCATGTTGGCAACGCCCGCCGGGTGCCGGTGCCGGTGTGGGACGAGGACCAGCAGCAGCTCTGGCGGATCTCCAAGGACCGCCCGGACAGCGACAAGAAGATCGATGCAGCGATGGCGGCGATCCTGTCGTGGGAGGCCCGTGGTGATGCGGTCGCGGCCGGCGCCAAGAAGTCGGAGGCCGAGTACGCCATCCCGATCCGGGTCCGCTGAGCACTGATGCCCGAGGAGGCGCCGGATGATCGACACCGACGCCCCGATGTCCCCCGGGTGGTGGCTCCAGAAACTGGCCAAGGCGCTCGACGCCAAGCAGCCCCGCCTCCGTGACCTCCGGAACCGATTCGAGGGCGACGCCCCGCTACCGCCCGGGCCGGACGGTGAGGCACGACGGGCGTACGAGCCGTACTGGCGGAAGGCCCGGACCAACTTCGCCGAGCTGATCGTCGAAGCGCTCCGCCAGCGGCTGAAGGTGACGGGGTTCCGCACGGCGGCCGGTGGGGACGAGAACGGCGACGAGGCGGCGCGGCGGATTAGCGAGGAGACCGGGTTCGACGTCCTCCAAGCCGACGTCCACGAGTACGTCTTCTCGATGGGCGAGGGGTACACGATCACCGGGTTGGACACCTCGACGGGACGGCCGGTTACGACGGCTGAGGACCCACGTCAGGTCATCACGATCCACGACCCGGTGTTCGAGCGGATCGTCCGCGCCGGGTTGAAGATGTTCCACGACGACGACATGGACCGGGACTACGCCTACCTGTACCTCCCCGGCCTTCGCGCCCCAGGCTTGGCCGGACCCATCCCGGCTCGGGTGTTCGTCGCATACTTCGACCGCAAGCAGCTCCGCTCGGTCGGACCGAGGTTCGCACCTCGTACGTGGTCGTGGGACGACACGAGGGGCGGCGCCGACGGTGAGGCGCTGATCGGTGCCGCCGGGAACGTCCTGGTCCGCCCCCCGATCGTGCGGTTCCGCAACCGTCACGGCGTCGCGGAGTTCGAGCATCACACAGACGTGCTCGACCGCCTCGACCACGGAACGCTTCAGCGCATGGTCATCGCCACGATGCAGGCGTTCCGTCAGCGCGCGATCAAGGGCGCCCCGATCACGGACCCGGCAACAGGGCTCAAGATCAACTACGACGACCTCCTCGCCGCCGACCCCGGCTCGGTCTGGCTCCTCCCGGGCGTGGTCGAGATGTGGGAATCCGGTCAGGTCGACCTGACCGGCGTCCTGACCGCCAGCAAGGATGACCTCCGGGTCCTCGCAGCTGTCACGCAGACGCCGCTGGCGGCGTTCATGCCGTCGGAGGGAGCGCAGACCGCGGAGGGAGCGACGTTCCAGCGGGAGGGGCTCGTTTTCAAGGCCGGCGACCGGATGGTCAGGCTCACCGAGGGTTGGAAGGACAAGATGGCCCTCGAGTTCGAGGTGCTCGGCGACCTCGAGCGGGCCGACCGTTCGCAGGTCGAGGTTCTGTGGCAGTCGCCGGAGCGCAGGTCGCTGGCCGAGATGGCGGATGCCTGGTCGAAGACGGGTGACCTGCCCTTCGCCTCCCGGGCCGAACTGGTGCTCGGCTCGACACCATTGCAGCTTGCCCGCATGGAGTCCCAGCGGGCCGCTGACGCCCTGATGATGGCGGCGCTCCTGCCGGCGCCGGCACCGCTGGGCCTTCCCGCCGGACCCGCGCCCACCACCGGCGCCTGATGCCGACCGCTGAGGACCTCGGCCGCCACGCCGTCGCCTACAAGACGATCACGGCGCTGATCCGCCAACGTGTCCTCGACTACTTCGCCGCCACCTGGGGCGGCCTTGGCGCCTACCGGGACGCCGACATCGACCGGTGGGTCGCAACGATCCTCCCCGTGGTCAACGCCGGCCTCGCGCAGACCGCCTCCCTCACCGACGCCTACCTAGCCTCCGTCATCGCCTCCAAAACCGGCGAGGCTGCCACTCCGGCCGGCGTACGACCCGCTGACGTGACCACCGACGCCCTCCGAGGCGTTCCCGGCGCCGAGGTCTACGGCCGGGCCGGTGTGACCGTGTGGACCGCCCTAGCCGCCGGTGTCCCGTTCGCCGCCGCCGTGCAGCGAGGGTTGGACCGGGCGCAGCAGATCGCCGCCACCGACATGCAACTCGCCGCCACGCACACCACGGCATCTGTCCTCGGCGGTGACAGCCGGGTGGCCGGCTACGTCCGGGTCGTCAGCGGCGGCGCCTGCGAGTTGTGTGCGGCCGCAGACGGGACGTTCTCCCGCTCCGACGACCTACTCGCCGTCCACGTAGGCTGTTCTTGCTCCTGCGAACCAGTACTCCGCGACGAGGAGCGCCCGAAGGCCGAGCCTGACACTGACGTCGTCGAGGTCCACGAGCACGGGGAAATCGGGCCGGTGCTGACCACACCCGGACAGGCGTTCACTGAACCCTGAGCGGGGCAGGTTGCCCAGGCCCGCCAACAACCACGCCCTCCGGGGCGGATAAGCGCCCACGGCCAGCGCCCAATGGCCGGCTACTCCCCACGGAGGACCAGTGCACACGACCGAGCGCGCCCTCAAGCCGGGCCCTCTTCTCCCTACGCTCATAGAGCGGATCCCCTACGACGTCCTTTCCCGCTTCCGGATGGAGGCTGGCTCTGACGGCGGCACCGACTCCGGCGGCGGCGGAGACGCCGGCAAGCCCGACCCCGACGCCAAGACGTTCACACAGGCCGACCTTGACCGGCACATCGCCGACAGGTTGGCCAGGGACCGAGCGTCCAAGTCGGACTACGACGACCTGAAGGCGGCGAAGGTGGAGCTGGACGAACTGAAGGCCAAGGGCCAGACCGAGCAGGAGAAGGCGGTCACCAAGGCCGCGAAGGACGCCGAGCAGGCGGCACGCTCAGACGAGCGGAGCAAGGCCGACACCCGGGTCCTCCGGGCCGAGGTGAAAGCGGCAGCCGGAGCGAAGTTCGCCTCCCCGGCGGACGCTCTCGCCCTTGTCGATCTGACCGGACTGTCCGTCGCCGACGACGGGACCGTGGACGAGACGGCGATCGCGAAGCGGCTCGACGACCTACTGGCCGCCAAGCCGTACCTCGCCGCCGGCTCCGCCGGAGGCAACGCCTCGACGGCCGCCGGCCTCGCCGGACTTGGTCAGGGGCAGCGTCAACCGGCCGGGAAGGTCTCCGGCAAGGAGCAGGGGCTGGCAATGGCCGCGAAGCGGTTCGGCCCCCGAGACAAGAACACCTAGCGCGCCGGGGAACCGCCCGGCCGCTCAACCACCGAAAGGAACAATGGCATGACCGACATCTCGGTTCTCTCCACGCCGTTCCAGGTCGAGAAGCGGTCGTGGCTGTTGAGCCAGCACGGCACCGATCCTGGATGCACCGTGAACGTAACGCTCGACGTGAGCGCGTTCACAGCGGCCCTCCACTACCCGAACGGCTACATCCCGTCCGGCACGGCCATCTCGCTGCTGTCGAACAAGCTCTACGGCCCGTACACGGTCTCGACCGAGGTCCAGACGGTGACCGAGGGCGGGGCCGGACTCACGTCGTTCACGCTGACCTTCTCGGGCCAGACGACGACGAGCCTGGCCGCCGCCGCCACCGCCGCCACGGTCCAAGCGGCGCTGGAGGCGCTCTCCAACGTGGGCGCCGGCAACGTCACGGTTACGGGTGCCGCTGGTGGCCCGTACACGGTCACCTTCGGCGGGACGCTCGCCGGGACAGACGTGGCGCAGATGACCGCCACCCCGACCGGTGGTACCGGCACGGTCACGGTGGCCACCACCACCGCCGGTGGAGTCGAGACAGCCGGTGTGGGCGATTTCGCCTCCGGCATCCTCTTCTCCTCCACCAAGGTGCCGAACACCGCCGACACGACCAAGGACACGGGCGCAGCGATGCTCGTGCACGGCTTGGTGAGGCTGTCCCGCCTGCCGTTCCCGCTGAATGCGAACGGCCAGGCCGACCTCAAGCTCATCCACTTCGTGGCCTGAGAGAAGGAGACCAGACATGACAATCGTCTTCGACGGCCCCGTCAACCCGGATGCACTTACGACGTTCGTTCGTGAGGTGCCGCTCCCGGCGGAGTTCGTCCTCAACCAGATCCTCCCCGACCGCTACAAGACGACGAACATCGTCGACCTGGCGGAGATCACCCGCACGAACCGCACCGCCCGGTTCCGCGCTTACGACGGCCGCCTCCACGTCTCCGAGCGTGATGCCGTCAGCCTCAAGCAGGTCAAGCTGCCGCCTCTCTCCACGTCCTACAGCATGGGCGAGTACGAGCGGCTGCAGCTGGAGTTCACCCGCACCGGCGGCACGAACACCGCCACCCTCGTCGATGCCGTCTACGACGACGCGACGAACGGCACCCGTGAGGTGCTGGCCCGCATGGAGCAGGCCCGCGGCGACGTGCTCACCGACGGGAAGTTCACCGTCGCAGGCGAGGGGAACCTGTTCCTCGAAGCCGACTTCGGCGTCCCCGCCACGCACATCGTCACCGCCGCGATCCTGTGGTCTGTGGTGGCCACCGCCACGATCGTGCAGAACCTGCGGACCTGGGTCGACGTGTTCATCGCCACCAACGGATTCCCGCCGGAGGGCATGATCGTCTCGAACCGCGTCCTGGGCTTCATGCTCCAGAACGCCGAGATCCGCACCCTGGCGTCGTCTCTCACCGGCGCCCCGGCACTCGTGAGCCGCCAGACCGTGGAGGGCGCCCTCAACGCCTTCACGCTTCCCCCGATCACCTTCGTCTACGACTCCAAAGTGGACGTGGACGGGACGACCACGGCCGTCATCCCCGACGACCGGGTGATCCTCCACGGCCGGGACGTCGGCTACACCGCCTGGGGCATCACGGCCACGTCGCTCGAGTTGGTGAACAGCCAGAAGGTGGACATGTCGTTCGAGGACGCCCCGGGCATCGTGGGCGTGGTCGAAAAGGACGGGCCGCCGTACCGCGAGTTCACCTACGTCGACGCCGTGGGGATGCCGGTGCTCGAGAACCCGAAGCGGCTGTTCGTAGCCAAGGTGCTGTAGGTGGGCCGCCGCCTCAGCGACAACGTCTGGCTCACGGTGGACAACGTGCCGCGGTTCCTCGCGGCCGGTTCCGAGCCGACCGAAGCCGAGGCGGCGCTCATCAAGAACGAGAAGGCGTGGGAGGACGAGCCGAAGCGCTTCACAGCCTCGCCCGGCGAGTCGTTCGACAACCGCGACGAGGCGCTCGACATCGTCAAGGCTCCGCCCCGCGAGGCGCTCGACATCGTCAAGGCTCCGCCCCGCAAGGGCCCGGGTTCCAGCCGTGCAGCCTGGGCCGCGTACGCCACCGCTCGCGGCCTCGACGTGCCGGAATCCGCTGACCGCGACGGCATCATCATCGAGGTCGAGATTATCGACGGACACGCCGAGGAATGACCGTGACCCCGCTGGCCACGGTCGCCGACATCGAGGCCCGGGGTCACCCCGTCTCCGATTTCGACGAGGTGGCGCACATGGACCACCTGCTCCGTCTGGGCTCGGCGCTCCTCCGCCGACGGTTCGCCACGATCGACGTCCGAATCGCCAACCTCACGCTCGACGCCGAGCTAGTCAAGGACGTCCTGGTGGCGATGGTCCTCCGATCACCATCGGTCGCCAACCCGGGCGGCATCCGAAGCGAGAGCGTCGGCGCTTACAGCGTGACCTACGCGGTGACGTCCGGGTCCGGCGACGACGAGCTGGGCTTGACCGCTCAGGAGGCCGCGCTTCTCGCTCCGGCGGAGGAGACGTGGGCGCCGTTCGGGTCGGTGCGGTTGCGGGCGGCGCTCGGATGACGCTGGCATCGTTGCTGACCCAGGCGGGCACGCTCCGCCGCCGGTCGGCTGTGACCCCGGACGCCGAGGGCAACCCGGTGGCGTCCGTCGTCCAGGTGGAGACAGTGGGCCGCCTGGACCAGCAGTCGACCGGCGACCTGGCCGACGGTGACCGCCGCACCACACGCCTCGTCCTGATCCTCGGCCGGGATGAGATGATCGACGGGAGCGACCAGTGGTCTCAGGACGGTCGCACCTACGAGGTGGTCGGCTCTCCACACCTGGCCTCGTCGCCGCGAGGTCCGCACCATTGGGAGGTCGAGTTGCGCGAGGTGACGCCGTGAGCACCCGGCACGTGGTCCCCATCGGCGATGTCATCGAGCACGAGCTGGGCGACGACTGCCCGTGTGGGCCACGGGTCGAGTTCGTCACGGGGGGTTCGGTGGTCGTCCACTACAGCCTCGATAACCGGGAAGCCGCGGAGATGACCGGGTGACTGCCGCTCTGGCCATCGCTGCTGATGGTGACGTGGTGGTCGGCATCGACTCCTGCTCAACCTGGCCGGGCGGGATGACGGTCGACAACGCCGAGAAGGGCATCGCCGAGTTCAGCTTCGATGGCCACCCGCCGCTCGTGGTGGTCTGCGCCGGCAGTTCGATGATCGCCGACGAGATGGCCAACGTTTGGGTCCCGCCGGTGCCCGCTAGCGCCGAGCCGATCGCGTTCCTCCGTGCCTGCTCGGCCTCGCTCCGGGCGTTCTTCTCGGAGGAGCCGAGGTGGACGATGGGGAAGGAAGAGGACGGCCGGAGCATCGCGGGCCACTTCGCGGCCGGGTGGCGGGGTGTCGCGGTGGAGATCAGCAGCGACTTCGGCGTGCTCCGCCCCCGCTCGGGCGAGGTGGCGATTGGTAGCGGCCGAGACTTCGTGTTCGGCGCGTTGGCTGCGACCAGAGGGCGACCGGCGGAAGAGCGGGTACGAGTCGCACTCGAAGCGGCCGCTGAGTACCAGCAGGACGTGGCAGGACCGTTCGCCATCCGATGGGCTGGCCGCTGATGGCCGGACTGAGCGTGCGCGTCAGAGTCACCGACGACAATACCGACGCCCGACTCGCGGACATCCGGCGCGCGGTGGAGGTTGGGATAGCCGCTGCAATCCCGGGCGTCATCGCTGTGGCTGACCGGAACGTCCGCGGCTACTCGCGTCGTGTGGCCCGTGGCCTCATCTCACTGCAGGTCGGCCCGGCCACCTGGAAGATCATCGGGTCCCATCCCATCTCCCACATCGTGGAGAACGGCGCCAGACAGGTCGCCGCCCGCCCGTTCCTCGTGCCGGCGCTGATGTCGTCTCGGGTCGACGTGGTCCGCCGGATCATCGACGCGGCCCGTGCCTGACACCCAGGACGACCTCGCTGACGCGTGGCTCCACACCACCCTGGTAGCCGACACGACGCTGACGGGGATGATCGGCCAGAACATTTACGGTGCGCTCGCCCCCGACGAGCTGCTCACGGGTGGGACCGTGCCGGACGCGTACGCCGTGTACGACTTCGTGTCAGGAAACGACGAACACGTGACGCTGACCCGGACAGGAAGCCGGATCCTTGTGTCCTGCCGGTACACGGTCAAGGTGGTCGGCCGGGGCCGTGACCGCATCCGGCTGCGGCCCGTGTGGCGGCGGTTGGACCTGCTGAACGGCGCCGAGGGCGACTACCTGGGGCAGCACTTCATCTGCGAACGGGTCGCCCCTGTCCGCTACCTGGAAACCGGCGACGGTCACCACTGGTGGCATCTCGGCGGCCAGTTCGACATCACAGTCCACACGATCTGAGGAGACGCACATGGCCCGCAACCCCGAACCCGCGCACCCCGAACCGAAGGCGAAGGAGCGGCCGGTGTTCGACAACTACCCGGACCGGCCCTGGTCGGAGGCGGCCGACGCCCGCTATGTGACGGACGACGAGATCGCCGCCGCCAAGATCGCAGAGGAGGAGACCACCGATGCCTGAGCGCGCCGCAGTCGTCGAGCATGTCCAGGTCGGAGTCGAAACGACTTCTGGCACATTGGTCGCGGCGACGAAACAGCTTTCGGCCACCAGTCTGAAGCTGTCCCCGAAGTCGGAGACCGACGAGTTCCGGCCGATGGGCCAGAAGGACATGACCATCGTCACCGAAGTCGCGGAGTGGTGCGAGGCCGCCATCGAGGGCCGGCTCACCTACGACGAGCTTGGCTACATGCTGTCCGCCCACTTCGGCGCCCCGACCAGCCGCGCGGTCACTGACGCATCTCTGGTGGCCGTGTCGGGTGCGTTCGGGTACGAGTGGACGGCGACGCAGACGGTCCTCGACACGCCGAAGTCGCTGACGGTCGAGCGTGGGTCGACGGTGCGGGCGAACAGGGCTGGGTACGGGGTGGCGAAGGATCTGAGTTACGCGATCCAGCGGAGGGGTGGTGGCCCGTCGATCGGTGGTGCGATGATCGCCCAACGGTTGCAGGACCCGGTGACCCTGACTGCGTCGCCCACGGTGGTGACCGCTACGCCGGTGCAGTCGCCACAGGTCGACGTGTTCCTCGACCCCACAGCGGCCGGGGTCGGGACGACAAAGGTCGCCCGTGGCGCAAAGGTCGAGTGGAAGCGGTCCGGGAAGTGGAAGGACTACTGGATCCTCGACACATTGCAGACATCCTGGGTGTCCCCGGTCGAGACGGCCGCAGACGCGATGCTGACCATCACGTTGCAGTCGGACGCCGCCGGGATGGCGCTCCTGTCGAACCTGCGGGCCGGGTCGACGTTCTTCGTCAGAGTGCAGGCCACGGGCCCCCAGTTGGCGGTCACGGCAGGCGGGTGGAAGATCGGTGGTGGGTCGACGATCAGCGGCAACGCCTCCCAGTTGTTCCGCCACGACATCGCCGTGAAGGTGAAGGATGTCGCCCCGATTGAGGACACCGACGGTGTGATGGGTGGTGCGTGGCCGTTGCGGATCGTGTTCGACGCCACCCTCGGCTTCTCCGAGCGGTTCACGTTGGTCAACACGTTGGCCGCCTACTGATGCCGTCCGTCAAACGGATCGTCGCCGGGGCACCGATCCGCACGATCCGGTTCCCGTGGGGTGACGACCAGATCGTGATGCACGTCCGGTCGTCTGGGATCACCGCCGCCGAAGTGGTCGACGCCGACCTGTCGGCCGCCGAAGAGCTCGGCGAGGGTGAACGGCTGCAACGGATGGTGGACACCGTCGCCCAGTCGATCGCCAAATGCCTCGTCGGGTGGAACGTCTACCTCGACGACGACGAAACGGTCGAGGCCCGCACCTACGAGGACGTGCTGCTCCTACCCACCGAGTTCCTGTTCGCCGCATTCGTCGCGCTCAAAGAACACGCGGAGGCTGATGGGTCGGGGGAAGCGTCCGCCGTCTCCGCCGTTGGCTGACCGCTGACGCTCTCGGGTTGGACGGCCCCGACGGTTACACCCCGCCCACCTGGGTGACGGTGCATCAGGTGGCCCGCACCTACGGGCAGTCACCGGTCGACGTGCGGGGTTGGCCGTGGGAGGACGTCGTCCGAGCCCAGGTCCTAAACCGGGCCGAGGGCGACGCGCAGGAGACGGTACGCAAACATCATGAGGCGTTGAACGGGAGGTGACCTCATGCCCAGCTTGGGTCGCATCCTTGAACGGCTGACGGTCGCTGTGGACGGTGACACGTCGGACGCCGAGTCGAAGCTGCACGGCCTGTCCGACGAGTCGAAAGGCGGGTCGTGGGTCGGGAAACTGGGCGGTGCCGCCGCCAAAGCAGGCGGGCTGCTCGCCGTCGGTGTCGGTGCCGGGGCGTTCGCCATGGGCACCCTGGGGATCGCCGCCGGCGCGTCCGCAGAGCAGGCCAACATCGCGTTCACGTCCATCATGGGCGACGCCGGCAAAGCCAAGGCGTTCATGGGCGAGCTAAGTGCGTTCGCGGCCTGCGTTGACGAGGAGACGGAGGCTTTCACGTTTGACGGCTGGAAGCGATACGACGATCTCGCCGTTGGCGACCTAATCCTCACCGTCAACGTCGCCACCGGTCTCGCCGAGTGGCAGCCGATCGAGGAGGTCTACATCCACGCAGCGGGGATGCGTCGCCTCATCAACATCGAGAGCAACAACCACTCGTCCTTGACAACGTTGAACCATCGGTGGCCGATCTACACCAGGGGGCAGCACAAGAACCGGGTGCTGATGGCCACCAGCGAAACCCTGTGCGTGGGCGACAAACTCATCGGTGCCGCACCCCTCGCCGAAGGCCCCGAGGAGGGCACCCACTCGGACGCCTTCGTGGAGGTCGTCGGCTGGTTCTGGACCGAGGGTCACATCCACGCGACAGATGGCGCGCTCGACGGTCCCAAGAGTTGCGCCACGATCCGGCAATCCATGCGGGCCAACCCCGACAAGGTCGAGCGGATCGGGGCGGCACTCACCGGCGCCTTCGGTCCCGCAGGCCGCGGCAACTGGAGCACGGACGGCCCGGACGCGGAGGGATGCATGACCTTCCGGCTTGCCCGGGACGTGGCGAAACAACTCGTAGCAGTCGCCCCTGACCGAGTGCCGACCATGGAGTTCTTGCACGGCTTGACCACAGATCAGCTCGAGCTCTTCATCGCCGTCTCCCTTCTCGGTGACGGTCATGTGCGTCCCCAGACCGGGCAGATGAACCTAACCCAGAAGCGCCAGGACATGGCCGAGCGGTTCGCTGACGCAGTGTCCTTGTCCGGTCGAGTGTGCCGTGTGTATTCCTCGGTCGAGCAAGGCCGGCGTCGATGGGTTGTGAGCGTATATAGGACGGCCCCGACTATCGGGATCTCGCACGCGGGCCGGGACGAGACGAAGATGCAGACGATCGCCCACGACCGCCTGGTGTGGTGCCCTCGGGTGGCGAACGGAACATGGTTCGCTCGGCGCCACGGCCGCCGCTTCTTTACCGGCAACTCGACACCGTTCGAGCTGCCCGGGCTGCGGGACTCGGCGTCACAGATGCTCGCGGTCGGTGTCAACGCCAAAGACGTGATCCCGATCATGCGCACGTTGGGCGACTCGACGTCCGCGATGGGTACCGGGGCTGACGGTATTCAGCGTGCGGTGATGGCCCTCACCCAGATGCAAGTGAAAGGGAAAGTAACCGGCGAGGAGATGTTGCAGCTGGCCGAGGCCGGTGTGCCCGCCTGGGATGCGTTGGCGACCGTCATGGGTGTTTCGGTCCCTCAGGCGCAGGAAGCCGTGTCGAAGGGTCAGGTGAAGGTGAACACCCTGATGTCGGCCATCGAAACGTCGGCGGGCCCGGCGTTGGGCCGAGTCAAGGGGATGATGGACAAGCAGTCGCAGTCGCTCACCGGGCTGTGGTCGACGTTGAAGGACACGGTCGGCCAGGGGTTGGGCGACATGATGGGCCCCGCCATTCAGCAGATCGAGAAGCAGCTACCGGCCGTCACCTCGACGATCGGGGCGTCGCTGGCGTTGATCGGCCCGCAGGTGTCGACACTGATGACCGGGGTCGTCGGCATCCTCGGTGACCTCCTGCCCTCCGTAGCGCCCCTGTTGGGCGCGGTGGCTCAGGCGTTGGGGGAGTCGTTCAAGACGTTGGGGCCGGCGCTGGCCCAGCTCGGACCGCCGCTGCTCCGAGTGTTCGAGGCGTTGCTGCCCGTCCTACCGGCGTTGGCCGGGGCGCTCGCCGCTCTCGTCCCGGCGCTGATCCCACTCATAAACGGGTTCGCCAAACTCCTCGAGCTGATCCCCCCGAACGTGCTCGCCGCGATCGTCGTCGCGTTCGTCGCGTTCGAACCGGTCGTCGCCATCTTCGGCGCGTTGTCGGCCATCCTCCCGATCCTGGCCGTCGGGTTCGAACTGCTGCTCGGCCCCGTCGGGCTGGTCATTCTCGCCGTCGCCGCTTTGGCCGCCGCCGGGTACCTGATCTACCGGAACTGGGACACGATCGTCGAGTTCTTCTCCGGCCTGTGGGACACCGTGTCCCAAGCGTTCATGACCGGGGTCGACGCCACCGTCGGGTTCGTCGAAAGCCTCCCCGGCCGGGCGCTCGACGCCCTCGCCGCACTACCCGGCCTCCTTGGTCATCTCGCCACACAGGCCATACGGTCGCTGCTCGCCGAGTTCTGGGCGTTCCCCGACCAGGTTGTTGACGCCGTCTCGACGCTCGCCCCGAAACTGGTTGGCGCCTGGTACGACGTGCAGGTCTGGTTGGGTCGGGCCGTGTGGGACGGCCTGGTCTGGTTGGCCGGGATTGTCGCCGAACTCCCCGGGATGGCCGTCAACGGATTGGCGAACCTCGGGCCGATGCTGGCCCGTGCCGGGTGGGAAGCGATGCAAGCCATGTGGAAAGGCATGGTGTGGATCGCCGACAGCCTGTGGAACCTGTTCCTCTCCCTCCCCGGCAACTTGGTGAACGCGCTCAGCAACCTCGCCGGCATGCTCAGCAACGTCGGCTACGACGCCGTCATGGGCCTGTGGCACGGCATCGAACGCCTGGCCGGCTGGTTGAAAGACAAGGTGTGGGGGTGGGTCAAAGATGTTCTCCCCGCCCCGATAATGAAGGCGTTGGGTATGGCTTCCCCGTCGAGAGTGATGATGGGCATCGGTGAGAACGCAGGACTAGGGCTGGCACAAGGACTGCTCGGCACCGCGTCAGACGTTGCCGCCGCCGCTGGCTCTCTCGCCGGGGCGGCACAGCCGTCGCTTGCCGGGTCGTCGTTCGCCTCCTCGGTGAGCGGGCCCGGTGTCGGCGGTGGGGGCGGTGGTGGCACGACGGTGATTCAGATGGAGAACGCGACGATGACCGTCGACCAGTTCTTCCGACGGTTCCGGGTGCTCGCCATCGACGACGGTGGCCGCAACGCTTTCGCCACCGCCCTCGGCTAGATGGCTCTTCCCCGTGACCGGTTCGAGGTGGCGTGGACCGCCACACCTTGGGACGCCGACCCGTACTGGGTGGACGCCACACCGTGGCTGCTCGGCATAGGCCGGGAACGGGGACGGCAACCCCGCGACCCGGTGAACCGTGCCACCAAATGCCGGGCCCGGCTCGACAACCGTGACGGCCGGTTCACGATGCAGAACGGTCCGACCACACCGAACCTGATCCCCGAAGCCGGTCAAACCGGGTGGATCGTGAACAGTTCGTGCACCATCGTGTTGCACGGCGGGTGGCTGCGAGCGACATGCACCCTGGCTGGGAGTATGGGTGTCCTCTCCCCGTCCGTGACTGGGATCGTGCCGGGGACCTCGTACACGTTCCGGGCGCTTCCTGTGGCGGTCACAGCGGCACGGGCAGCGACGGTCACAGCCAAGTGGTACACGTCGGGCGGGGCGTTCATCAGTCAGACGGCCGGTACCGCGGTCGTCGAGGCGCCCGGTGTGGCGGTGACTGTCATCTCGACCGCCCCAGCTACCGCCGCCCAATGCAAGGTTGGTGTCGACTGGGTGTCCGGTGTGGCCGTCGGCGAGACGCACGACCTGACATTGGTCGCGATGGCGGCCGGGGCGACCGTGCTGCCCCCGTACTGGCCGAACGTCGAACCCCGCCGGCCGTGCCGGTGGGTGACCGACGGCCCAACGAACCTGATCCCCGAACCCAACGCGACATTCCCCACCGGCACGGCCGGCGCGTGGCTCGCTACGACAAACGCCGTGCTCTATCCGGCCGTGGGCTCACTGACGAACATCCCACCGGCCGCCGGCCAGTCTGACATGCAACTGCTGGTCGGCGGCCTGACGGCCGGCGGGACGTACACGTTCGCCGGGGTCCTCAGCAGCAACGTGAGCCGCACCGCTACCCTCACAGTTTTCTGGGTAGACAGTGGCGGACTGACGATCAGTTCCCAGGTGGTTGGTGTGTTCCCCCTGACGCCGTCTCCCGTGCAGAAGGTTGGGAGCGAGGTGGTAGCACCGGCCGGAACGACGCAGGCTTACCTACGTGTCGGGTTCGTGGCGGCAGGGGCCAACACGGACAACGTCGGTTTGCAAGCCATGCGTTTCACCGGGGTGTCGCCGCATCCACGGTTCGAAGGGCTCCTGGAGAGCCTGCCGACAGCGTGGACCGATTTCGCCGACGAGGAAGCGACGTTCACAGCGTCCGGCCGGCTGGCAGGGTTGGCCGACATTGACCTGCCCGGCTCGGTGTGGGAACGGACCGTCAAATCGACGGCACCGGTCAACTGGTGGCAGTTCGACGAACCGGAAACAGCAACACGGTTCTACGACTCCGGGTCGGGTTCGTCGCCCGCTGTTCTCACATCCGGCTACGACGGAGACGGGGCCGCACCGAAAACGACGGGTGCGCCGATGCTGCCCTCCGGCGCCCGCCGGTTCGAGCCAGGGTCGTTCGGTCTGTCACCAACAAGCGTGACCGCAGGCACAGCCGACTGGACGGTGAGTGTCGTCGCCAGGATCGACATGCGCCGGCCAGCGTTCCCCCCGTTGGGCACACAGCGCAACACCACAACCGGCCTGGTGTACGCACACCAGATCGGTACGAGCGCGTTTGTGTACACGCTCCGGCTCGCCCACGAACACTTCGTGTACACGACCGGCGAGCTGCACAGCAGACTGTTCGTGGAGGTCAACTCGACGTTCGTCGCCCAGTTGATCGTCGTCAACTTCGGGACGATCGCCATCCCCTCACTTCTACGCGACGACTGGTTTGTAGTGACGATGCGTCGAGCGTCGAACGTCGTCACCTTGTTCCTCGACGGTCAACCGGTGGCGGCAGGGTCCTCGACGTATTCGTTCGCTTCGTCGGACATGAGCGTCGGGCCGGTCCCAGCATCCGATGTCACGCAACCGACGCCGATCGACGAAGCCGTTACCTGGACGCGGGCGCTGAGCGACACCGAGGTCGCCAACGTGGCAGACGCCGTCCAACGCCCGTACGCGGGGGACACCGTCGCCCAACGGTGGGACCGGTTCAGGACCACCTCGTTCTTCGGTGTTCTCGACACGAACGCCCTACTCCCCGGTGTCCCCCCGGCCCGCATGCCCGTCGTGTCAGGATTCGCCGACGCCGGCCAACACTTGGGGCGAACCCGGCTCGGTGGGAAAGCACTCACCTACCTTCACCGGTTGGCCCGCGCCTCCCGCGGCCGACTCGTCGACACACCAACCGGCACGATCGAGTTGCGCACCGGCGGCGACCTGTTGAACCGACGGACCAGTCAGGCCACGTTCGGCCAGCAGGCCGGGGACTTGCCGTACGCCCACGTCAGCACAGACCCGTCGTTCGCACGGATCGTCACCTCGGCCCGAGCCAAAATCGTGGAAGGCAGCGTGCGTGAAACGGTGGCCACGGACCTGATCCCCGGGTCGTCTGTCAGCTACGTCGACCGGTACGGGCGCCGCGGGCCAACAGAAGGCGAGATAGGCGACCTGCTGCTCAGCACGGACCAGGAAGCGAAGGATTACACGTCGTGGCTCGTCAACGCAGGGAAACGTCCAGACGTCGCCCTCGACCCGCTCGTCCTCCACCCGTTGGGCGACACCGCGGTCACCACCGCCGTTCTCAGCCTCGACATTGACGACGTTGTCACCGTCCGCAAGAAGCATCCGAGGCAGGCGAACACGATCACCACCGTGTGCCGTATCGCCGGCATAAACGAAACGGTGTCCCGCACCAACCGGGGCCAATCCTGGGTTTGCGAGTGGCGGCTCGAACCGTTGGACCCGACACCGTACATCCTGGCTGACGGCACCTACCTGGCCGACGGCACCCAAATAGCCTACTGACCCCAGCGGGAGGACACATGCAAACCATCCATGTCGTGTCGGAGCAACGCGCCCTGGTGATGACTGTCGCCACGATGGTCGCATTCAGGGTTGTCGGGGTGCTGCTCGCCGTCCAGGTGGGGCTGCTCGGCAAGGACGGCTGATGCCGACCGGTTCCGCGTTCACCGTCCCCGACGACTGGAACAACACGAGCCCACTGGCATCGTCCCGGCTCCAAACGTTGGCCGAGGACACCTACTTCAACTACCTGCGCATACAGCAAGGCAAGATCACTGTCGTGTTCTCGGCTCAAACGTCGAGGGTCGGGACGCTCACGTTCCCCGTGTCGTTCCCGGCCGCCCCGATCGTGATCCTCACAACCGAGTATGGCGGGTCGCTGGTGTGCAACACCAACCCGGTGTCCGCTGGGTCGTTTACGTGGGGCGTGAACGTGCAGGCCGGGCAGGCCGCGATCAGCGGCACGGTCATCCTGCACTGGGTTGCCGTAAAGGCATGACCGACATCAAAGGGGTATGCGATGGGTGACCGGTGGTGTATCGACTACGCGTGGGCTGGCCCGCCCGTCGACCAGATCGCCCGGGCCGGGTACATCGCCGCCTACCGGTACCTGTCCGGTGGCGCGTCCGGTAAAGACCTGAAACCGGTTGAACGTGACGCGCTGCGGGCGGCCGGGATCGGCATCGGGTTGGTGTGGGAAACCACAGCGAGCCGGGCCGGGCAAGGAGCGGCAGCCGGGCAGGCTGACGGGCCACGGGCGAACGCTCAAGCGGACCGGCTCGGGTTCCCCCGTGACGTTCCCCTGTACGCCGCCGTCGATTTCGACGCCACGAACATGCGGCCGATCGTCGACTACTTCGCTGCGTTCGGGCAGGCCGGGCCACGACTGGTACGACCGTACGGGTCGGCGAACGTCCTCGACGCGGTCTGCGGGTCGGGACGACCGAAGGTTGGCACGCTCGGCTGGCAGACGGTCGCCTGGTCCCGGGGTCGCATCTCGGTGCATGCCTGCTTGCACCAGCTTGTGGCCCGCCCGGTGCCTGGTGTAACCGGCGACCACGACGACAACCGGGTACTCAAAGACGACATCGGCGCATGGATGCCCGCCACAGCACAGGCTCAGCCCGCACCGAACCCCACGGAGGAAGACATGTTCAGCGACACCGACCGAACCAGGCTGGAGCGGTTGACTGCGGTCACCGAGCAGTTGCTGCTTGAGCAGGGCAAGGAACGGCCCACCCTGGCGCAGACCGGCGGGCAAGGCCCCGTCTACCTCGTGCTCGACGGCGCGGTGAAGGTGTACGTGTCCACGCCGGAGCATCTTGGCCGGCTGACCGGCCTGTACGGCGACATCGTGCAGTCGACGGCCACCGAGCTGGACGCCCTTCCGCTGATCGGCCCGGGCCCGACATGAGCCTCGAACGGTACGCCCACGTTCCCCAGGTCGCCCCCGGCGTGGCCGGCACCGTTCAGGTGCGCCATGTCGTCTGCGTCGAGCACCAGGTGGCGTGGCCGGTCGCCCAAGGGTGGGACACACCGGCCGAGGCGCTGGCCCACACCAAGACGAACCACGCGAGGAACTCCGATGGAATCGCTTAGAGCAATCTGCGAGGCATACCTGCGCTCGGTCGGTTTCACGACCTATCCCATCGACAACAAGGGTGACTACTGGGCACACCCGGAACTCGGGGGCGGCCGCACCTTCGAGCAGGTGTTGTCGTGGCAGATGGGCCGGGAGAGGGCAGCGGTACAACGGGGCGTGGCCTGCTGATGACCGGCACCCCTGACGTTTGGGAGTTCCGGTCCCCGAAGGTCGGGGCCGGCGAGACCTACGCGGACGGCACACGGGTCCCAGCGTTGGGATGCGACGTGTACCTGAACAACCTGAAGGTTGGGAAGGTCGACGTTCACATGCACCGCCGTGCCGGGCCGGACGGTGTGGTCGACACCTCCTACGGTGCGACGTTCATCGTGTTCGGGGCACCGCAAGGCGGGGCATGACCTGCTCCCCGTGATGAAAGCGTGGAGATGATGTGGCCCTCTGGCTGGCTTCCATCCCGACCGAAGCCGCCCCGGTCGTCGCGGTCGGTACCGCTGTCGCTGCCGTCATCGGCTTCTCCGGGCTACTCGTCCGGCTGCTCGTATCGCAGCAGGGAGGGTGGAAAGTGTTGCTGATCGCAGCGCAGGAGCGGGCGACCGCTTCCGACGCCCGGGTGGCAGCGTTGGAGGTTGAGGTTGAGGCGTTGACGGCGTCGAAACGGGCGTGCGAAACGTTGGTCGAGACGCACAAGCGGATAGCGGAGGCGGCCGAGGCCCGGGCGCAAACGGCGGAAGAGAGGGCGACGATGTTCAGCCTGCGGCTGTCCGAGTACACGCGGCCGCCGCCGTGACCGAACTGGAGCGCGAACGGGACGCTGTTGTTGTGGCCTACGGCGCTCGGCGTGTCCGGTCGGTGCTGATCGGACTGCTGGCCGCTGTGGCCGTGATGGCTGTCATCGCCCTGTGGGTGTCACTGTCGGCTAGGTCGGACTTGCTAGCGGCCCGCAGGTCGGAGGCTCGGAAGGCCGGGCAGGTTGACGCGCTGGCACGCCAGGTGGAGGCGTTGGGCGCACAACCTGTCGTCCCAGCCGACCGGCCACCGGAGAAGGGGGAGAAGGGGGATGCTGGGGTGAACGGTTCGCAAGGTCCGCAGGGACCGCAGGGTCAGCTTGGCGCGGCCGGTGTGCAAGGCGTGAAGGGTGACGTTGGTGGGCTCGGCCCGTTCGGTGCTGCCGGTGTGCCCGGCCCGATGGGTGTCGGCGCCGCTGGCCCCGCTGGGTCGAACGGTGCGCCAGGCCCGCAGGGTGCGACGGGTCCTCCCGGCCCGGCTGGCCCCGCTGGTGCGTCCGGTCCGCCGGGCCCTGCCGGGCCGCCTGGGCCGACGGGTGGCATAGGTGCTACGGGTGCCGCCGGCGCTACCGGTCAGACGGGTACTACCGGTCCGGTCGGGCCGCCTGGTGCCACCGGTCCCGCAGGCCCGGCCGGTCCTGCCCCCGGAACCGTCTACTGCACCCGGACCCCACGGACATCCGGCATGTTCACCTGCTCGACAACCCCCCCGCTGTGACCGAAAAGAGGCGCACCATGACCGACACTTCCCGCACCCTTGTCACCGTGATCGTGGCCCTCGTCGCGTTCGCCGGAGGCAGACAGGTCGGGTCCGGTGGCGCGACCAATGGTGACGTGATCCACGCTCAGGTCAAGTTCGAGGACTGCGGCGAACTCGCCGGACTCGAAGGCGCCCAGCTTGAGGATTGCATGGCGGGCCGCACACCCACACCGCCGCCGACGGTGCCCGACACGACGACGACCGTTCCGCCGTCCACCACGACATCGACGGTCCCTGTCACCGCTCCGCCTACCACGGCCGCCCCCGCACCTTCGCTGCCCGCGAAGCACGACCCGCCGGACTGAACGGCTGGACGCCGACCACGGCACCTGGCGGGGATGGCTCGACGGGTGCCGCTGCGACCCGTGCAACACCCTCATCGCAGACATCCGGGCCACCTGGGAAGCGGCAGGCAAGACACCCCTCGAGCACGGCACCTACAGCGGCTACACGACCCACAAATGCCGCTGCGGACGGTGCCGCAAAGCGGCGTTGACGTACGAGCAGGGCTACCGCCGCCGTCGGCAGAGCAACAGCCCCGAGCGGGGAGGGCAGGAGCCCAGCGGGCCCTCATAAGGCCAGCCCAGCCGAGTTCGATACTCGGTCCCGCCACCACAGACCGACCCGATGTCGGTCGACCGCCTTCCGGCGGGTGTTCCCCGCGAGAGAGGCCGACGTATGACACAGGTTGTTCTGCGGGCCAAGTACCCGACGGCTGGAAGCAGCTACGGGAAGGTGTGGGTCGACCTGATCGGCACGGCTGGCTCCCCGGCCGGCGGCCTCGACACAGGCGGCCGCGCTGTCGTGTACCGCTCCGTCACAGGACGCCTTTCGCTGTCGAACACCGGCGAGATCACCCTCGAGCTGCAACCCACGAACACGCTGCTCCCCGCAGGGTTGGTGTACCGGGCGAGCTTCCAGAAGGCCGGTTCTCCCGTACCGGAGACGTTGGTGTTCGCCGGGTTCACCGGCGTCGGCCCGGTGTACGCCACCGACTACATCGTCGAACTCCCCGGCGACCTGCCCTCGGGGCCGCTCGCGGCACACATAGCTAACGGCACCGTCCACTTCGTGCAGTCATCCACTGCTCCAACTCCCTCGCTGGGTGTCATCTGGCTGGACATCTCGGTAGCACCCCCGATCCTGAAGCGGTGGGACGGCGCTCAGTGGGTGACGTTCGGCGGCGCCGGTGGTGGTGGGACGGGCACGAACGGCCTGTCTGTCCTGTCTGGTGCGGGTGCGCCCTCGGCACTGCTCGGCGTGAACGGTGAGCATTACATCGACACGGTGGCGAAGACGATCTACGGCCCGAAGACGGCCGGGGTGTGGGGTTCGCCTACCGCGCTGATCGGCCCCGCTGGTGCGGCTGGTGCGGCTGGTGCGGCTGGCCCTGCGGGAAGCCAGGGCCCAGCAGGCGCACAGGGTGCCGCTGGTGCCCAAGGGACGCCGGGGACCGCCGGAGCGCAGGGACCCGCGGGCCCTACCGGCAACACCGGTCCAGCAGGGCCATCCGGAGTGGTCACGGCCACGTCGCCGTTGGCCTACAACGCTGGCACGCAGACGGTATCTGTGGCGGTCGGTACGGGGACGGGCACCGTCGCCGCCGGCAACGACGCCCGGTTCTCTGACGCTCGCACGCCGACCGCTCACGCCGCCTCCCACGTCTTCGGGGCCGCGGATGCGCTGACGCTCACCGAGGCGCAGATCACCAACCTGGTGGCTGATCTGCTGGCGAAGGCGAGCGTCGCCTCAGTGCAGGCCGGCTACTGGGCCGCTGTCACCTACACCGCCGGCAACGCCTCGACGATTGCCCGGCCGGTCGGCGCCCACGTCCTGTGGTTCGGGCCCGGGTCGGTTCTGCCTGCGTCGTTCGTCGTCGGGTCCGACGCCGCCATCGACTACACGGCGGCCGCCGGCACCGGGTCCCAGGCCGCGGAGACGGACACCGGCGTGGGCGGCACGGCTTCCGGTTCCGGCGCCCGGGGGACGACCGCCGTCGAGGCGGACACGGCGGCATCAGGGACGGCTAGTGGTGGCAGCGGCAGCTCGACCGCCACCGAGGTCGACACGGCGAACGCCGGCACAGCGCAAGGCTCCGGGGTCCGCGGCACCCAGGCCACCGAGGCCGACACCGGGCAGGCGGGCACGGTCGGGACGGGTGGTGGTGGGCCGTTCGTCCTCTCCGCCACGGGCGACAGGATTCTCACGGCGACCGGGGACCGAATATTCGGGGCAGCGTCTTTTAGCGCCGCCTCTGTCGTCACCGGTAACACGGCGACGGAGGCGGACACCGGAACCGCAGGCACAGCGTCCGGCTCCGGCGCTCTCGGCTCCACCGCCACGGAGGCGAACACGGCGGCGGGCGGAACGGCCCAGGGTTCGGGCGCCGGTGGGGCCACTGCATCCGAGACGGACACTCCCTCCGCAGGAACATCCAGCGGATCGGGTGCGGCAGGCTCGACGGCCACCGAGACAGACACCGCGCAGGGCTCCTCTGGAGCGGCGCCTTCCACGGGCGCAAGGATCACGGACACCGGCGCTTTCCGCGTCACGGACACCGGCGCTTTCCGCACCACCGCCAGCGTTGGGACCCAGGCCACGGAGACGGACACCCCCTCGGCTGGTACCGCTCAAGGGTCGGGTGCGCGCGGGACCACGGCGACCGAGGCCGACACGGCCGCCGCCGGCTCGGCCGCCGGTTCCGGCGCCCTTGGCAGCACCGCCACTGAGACAGACACGGGCACCCTGGGCACCGCCCAGGGGTCGGGGGCGGCGGGCACCCAGGCCACCGAGGTCGACACCGCAGCGGCCGGGACCGCTTCGTCGGCGGCCACGGCAAACAAGGTTCTCGCCGCGACCGGCGATCGCATCCTGACCGCGACCGGCGACCGAATCCTGACCGCAGCATGACAAGGAGCACCCCGTGCCGAACGTGAACATCGACGCCATCCTCCAGGTGACCGGGCTTCGCCAACCAGGTCATGACGGCGGCGGTGCAGTCCTCGGGGATCAACGGCACCAATAGCATGACCCCATTCTCGGGGACCACATCGCCGTGTGGCACGAGGTTGGCGACGGAGGACATGACCACGAACAAGATCTTCGCTGTGTCGTTCCAGTGGGGGACGGCTGCAGTGACCTGCGACTTCAAGTCGTACGGCGCCACGCTCACCCGCCTGTCTGCGTAGTCGCCGGCCGAACGAAGTCCAACACCCGTAACATCCGAACAACTACCCGGAGGTCTAACCAAATGGCTCTACCCATCATTTTCAACGTTGCGAAGGGTGCGCAGGCCGGCTACGGCCGGTTGCCGCTCGCCGCTGACGCCCTCGGCGTCATGCTCCTCTCTGCCGTCGAGGCCGACACGGGGCTGCGGGACCGTGCGACGGTCGCCGCGATCTTGGCTGCGGCGGGGAACACCGAGGCGACGTTCACCGGCTACTCGAGGCTGACCGCCTCGGGTGTGACGGTGTCCGTTGACCAGACCAACGACTGGGTGACGGTGACGCTGACGAACCCGACGTGGACGCCGACGACGGTGCAGACGCTCGCCGCGATCGTCATCTACTACGACGACGACACCGCCGCCGGGACCGACGCGAACCTCATCCCGATCTTCGCCGACTCGTTCGCGGTCACTACCGCGAGCGGTGTGGCGATCACCTACACCGTCGCCGCGGGTGGCTTCACGAAGGCCGCGTAGCCCCGGTGGCTGACAGCCTCATCGGAGGGTTCTCCCTTCAGCCGCCGCAGTCCGGTGACGTGTTCGCCGCCGAGCGGGACCTGACGGTGACGACGGTCGCCGTCGCGGCCAACGTCGTCACCATCACCACGTCGACCCCCCACGGCCTGGTGGTCGGCCAGCCGATCGCGGTGGCGGGCGTGACGGCCGGGGCTACGGGCGTGAACAGCGCCACGCCGTCAACCGACACGGTGGCGTCAGTGGTGTCCGCGACCCAGTTCACCTACAACCACACGGCGACGACGTTCACCAGCGCCGCCTCGGGTGGCACGGTGAAGGCCAACCTGGCGCCGTCGCTCACCCAACTGCGGGCCGTCATGGAGCAGGTCGACACGTTCAACACGGCCGGTTCGACGGCGGTGACGATCCCGACGTGGGCGAAAACCGTTGACTGTCATGTGATCGCCGGCGGGTGCGGCGGCGGGTCGGGGCGTCGTGGTGCGGCGGCTTCTGTCCGCTGCGGTGGTGGCGGCGGCGCTGGTGGCGGCTACTCGTTCGCCACCCTGTCGGTCGCTGATCTGCTGGCGGTGGCTTCAACGGTGAACGTCACGTCCGGTGCGGGTGGGGCGGGCGGTGCCGGGCAGACGGTCGACTCAACGAACGGCACCGCCGGCACGGTGGGCGGCACGTCGTACGTCGGGCCGTCGCCGGCGACCGCATATGTCAGGGCGACCCCCGGAGTCCAGGGGTCCGGTGGTACGGCCACGACGGGAGTCGGCGGCGCCGCTGGCACCGGAACATTCAACACGGCTAGCGGTGCGTCGGCGTCGACCACCGGAGGTGTGGGCGGGTCGGGCGGTGCGACCGCTGCGCCGAGCGGCGGCGGCGGCGGCGGCGGGATCACATCAGCCGACGCTGCTTCGGCCGGAGGGTCCGCCGGAGGCATCGACACCAGGGCCTTGGTCACCGCACCCGCCGGAGGTGCTGCAGGCGCCAACGGGTCGACCGGCGCCGGCATCTTCTCCACCAGCCCCCTCCCCGGATTCGGCGGCGGCGGTGGTGGTGGGAGCACCACGGCCCCCGGTACGGGTGGCGCGGGGGAACGAGGCGGCGGCGGCGGCGGCGGAGGTGCGTCCCTCAACGGCGTCACGTCCGGTGCGGGTGGGGCGGGCGGTGCCGGGATCATCACCCTCATCTGGCGGGGCTGATCCTGGGTGGTCGCCCTTCGCCACACCATCATCACCGGCCAGTCGTTGGCGAACGGCGCCTCCGACGCAGCCATATCCCCCGCCTCCCAGG